CCGCAGCATCTTATTTGCTTCACGGTCGATCTCGTTAAGATGATATGTCAGTTGGCCGGAGGTTTTCAAATTGATATAGGCCGCTCTGCGGTGCTCTTTCAGATACTTGAGCCGCATACGGCCAAAGCGACCGTAGGTCGCAGGTTCTTCCTTGGATACTGCCAAATCAGGCAGGTAGAAGTCTCCATACTTGCTATATGTAATTTCCATTTCGTGTTCCTTTCTGCTTCAAAATCTACCCTTATTTTTACCCTTTATAGGTTTGGACTTTATAAAACAATCGGACTGACTGGTACAGATTGTTTTACGTCCCAGACTGTTTAACACGTAATTGTACGAGAAAAGTTACTAAAAGCGCCTTTGTCGCTGTTCGAATCCTTCTCCCGCTGCCAAAGAAAAAGACTGGAAATGTTGAGTTTCCGGTCTTTTTTTCTTTCTATTATCTCTAATTCCGCAAGGAAAAGTTGTGACTGTACTTCCCCGCAATGCGTTTTACCCCTAAGTTTACCCCAATTGGATTTTTTACCCCTACAATTCAGGCAAAAAGCTGCTCCGCCGATGCGAGATCGACGGAGCATTTTCATGCCTTTTTGAGATTTTCAAAATACCCCTGCATCCGTGCGGCGCTATCTTCTTTCATGCGCTCTGAGACGTGGCCGTAAACGTCCAACGTAAAAGCGGCGGTCGCATGGCCGAGATTTTCTTGCACAGTCTTCACGTCGTCACCGTTTTGCAGGGAGAGCACAGCGAAGGTGTGGCGCAGATCATGCACGCGGGCGTCCGGCGCGCCTGCTTTGGCTGCGATCTTCTTGTGATCTGCATAAAGGCGCTGCGGGTGCAGATGGTCACCGAGCACGTTTGTGAAAACGAGCCGACAGGCGGCGTACTGCTTGGCGGGGTCTATCCAGTCCTGCCATAGATCACCGGCCTGTAAACGTCGCTGTGCTTGCTTGGAGCGGACAGCGCGCAGCATATCCATGACAAAGGGAGCAGGGCGCAGAATGCGCGTCTTGTCGTTTTTGAGGGCGGCAAACTGGAAGCCTCCGGCCTCGGCGGGACGTTTCTGGAGCTGCTTACAGACTGTGACAGTGCCTTTCTTGAAGTCAACGCAATCCCAAGTCAAACCGGTCGCCTCCGCCTCACGCAGCCCGGTGAAAAGGATCACCTTCAAAATGTCACCATAGTCATTATCGCTGTCTGCCGCGGAGAGGTAGGCTTTTACCTGTTCGTCCGTAAGCGGCATGATATGTGCTTTCTCAACACGGGGCAGGTCTACCATGTCGCAGGGATTGCGTGCGATGTAGCCCAGCTTTACGGCCTGAGAAAGGGCCTTTGTCAGAACACCGTGGACATTGCGCACAGTCTTTGCATTGAGTGGTGCAGTCTCCGTGACCATGACGCCTTTTTTCTTGATGATCTTGCCGTGCTTGTCCCTCTTCGGAACGGTGCGGCCGTTGGCAAGCAGATCATTATAGAAGCCTTGAACGAGGTGCGGCGTGAGCTTGGAGAGCTTCACAGCACCGAGGGCCGGTTTGATGTGTGTGGCGATCTGTGCTTTGTAGGTCTTGACCGTGCCGTATTTCTGCGAGAGCAGATAATCGCTTTGCCAGATATCGAGCCACTGCGCAAGCGTCAGGCGCGTCGGCTCTATGTAAAGGCCATCGTCAACGGCCTTTAGCACGTCGCGCATAGCGGTCAACACTTCTTTCTGCGTGTCTCCGTAAATGCTGCGGCGAATCGGTTTTCCTGTGCCCGGGTCATTGCCGACGGTCACGCGCGCTTCCCAACGACCGTCAGGCCGCTGCCGGATGCTGCCTGCGCCCGACGCGGCGCGCGTATTTGCTTCTCTTGGCATTGCTTTTTCCTCCTGCATTTGTTATGATTGGAGGGCAGTAGGCTATCAGTTTGCTGCCCCTTATAACCGTCCTCGGTGTTCCAGCACCGGGGGCGTTTTTTTACTTTTTGGTATTATGCTCGATATTTGTAAAGCTGCTTCTATCTTTGAAATTATCCTGGGCATTCATTATGCCTTCAATGAACCCGTCATGTCGTTTTTTCTCAACAAACGATTCAAGATTATTTATACCGCTTACATTATCAATCCATTTGGAAATTTCATCCTTTATTCGCTGGGACCTAAATATGCAGAGATCATATCCACGTAAATTTACGCCGTCAACAGGTGTACCTTCATTTATAAAAAAGTTTTCAAGAGCATACGGAGAGTTTTCTTCATACTCTGATGCAGTTTTGACGTCATCGATGAGACGGCATATATTTTTTCCTATGAGTATGCAGTCGAGATCGCAGGTGATATGGTTTAATAGTCGAGTGAGATCAGGAAGGATATCTTTTTCCTTGAAATACAACAAGGTTTCAACTGCTTTTGACGATAGACCAGTTTTTTTGCAAATATCTTGTACGTCCAGATTTATAGATTCGATATCTGAATTGCCAGATAAATAGTCGACAGAGACACCGAGTTCACGCGCAATTTTTACGAGAGCTGGAAGTTTAATAGTTGTTGTTGCATTTCGGTAATTAGAAATGTTTGTTTCGGAAATTTTGGTTTTTGCAGCGAGTGTTTTTTGATCGATTTGTTTTTCTTCTAACAGTTCATTCAACTTTTTTGCAAACGCCTCTCGATATAAAGCATCACCATCCGGCGCTTTTTTTGCGTTTTCTTCAATCACCGCAGGGTCGACGCTATGCGTGACACGAGAGTTATTGACATTTTTGCTTCTACTTTTCTCCATTTGCCACCTCAATATTTCATAAATGGAATTAAAATGAGCGCACATTTTATTTCTTTTTCTTCTGGAATAAATTACATATCACTAACTCGCTATGGTATATTCGGGATAAGATAAATGAAATCGATTATATTTCAATTTCATTTATCTTATTTTAGAGCGTTTGAAGTTATTTGTCAAGTGAGGAGGTGGCTAAGGTGGTTATCAGCGATGAGGCGCGTGCAGAACGCAACGCATATCTTCGCGCGTGGAGAGCAAAGAACAGAGATAAAGTGAGGGCGGCTAATTCTGCATATTGGGAACGCAAAGCCGCAAACAAGAATAGTTCAACTACTGATAGTATTGGAAAAGAGGCGGGAGATAATGAACGCACAAATTGACCCTATTGCCGTTTCGATGACGGAGGCGGCGCGCCTTATGTCGGTCAGCCGTCCGACCATTTACGCATGGTCGAAGACAGAAGGCTTTCCGATCATCAAGATCAACGGCTGCTCTCGAGTTCTTGTCGACGGACTGCGGGAATGGGCGAGGTGGAAAGCGGGGGTGACGGGTGACAATGAGCAATGAAAAAGAACATGCCCATGTCAGCAGTAGGACATTAACGCAAAAAAAGTTTCTTATTTCCGACTTGCTTCACGAGGGGGCGGAGAACGGCACGACGCTTACCGAGTTAGTCCAGCTCACGGGCGAGGATGAACGGTCAATTCGCCGTCGTATTCAGACAGAGCGCAAGGCCGGAAAGCTGATTCTGTCTGACTGCAAGAGCGGGTATTTCCCGCCGACGAGCACGCTCGACATCCAGCGCTTTATCCGTTCGATGTCGAGAAGATCAAGGGAGATCGCTGCAATCTCACACGCGGCGGAAGATGCGCTTTTGAAAATGACCGGTCAGGAGACCTTGCGGGGGTGGCAAAATGGCTGAACGAAGGATGTTCGCAAAGTCGGTTATCAACTCGGCGCGTTTCCTGACGATGCCGCCGTCATCGCGCTTGCTTTACTATGACCTCGGCATGGCTGCGGATGATGACGGAGTTGTGGAAGCCTTTACCGTGATGCGGACGACAGGCGCAGCGGATGATGATTTGCGGGTGCTCGTTTCCAAAGGGTTCGTGTCACTGCTGAACGACGAGCTGGTCGCTTATATCACAGATTGGAGCACGAATAATCAGATCCGCAAGGATCGATACCAGCCGAGCATTTACAAAAATTTGCTGGTGAAATTGGGCGACGGCAACCAACGGTTAACCGACGGTTTACCAGATGGCAACCAACGGTCAACCCAGTATAGGTTAGGTAAGGATAGTTTAGGTAAGGTTAGTACAGGTGAGGAGAATAAGGCGGCTACGCCGCCACGACCTCGTTTTATTCCTCCAACGGTCGATGAGATTAAGGCATACTGCACCGAACGGAAGAACGCTGTGGACGCCGAACGCTTCTTTGACTTCTATTCGGCTAACGGCTGGAAACAGGGGAAGGGAAAACCAATCGTCGATTGGAAAGCGGCGGTTAGAACATGGGAGCGTCAAAGTAATGCGGGACAAGATGAATCTCCGCCCCGGCAGTACGACGCAACGACGGACACATGGAGGTAAATGAGCATGGATTCGATTCTCAATGAGTACGGCGTACTTGGTTCACTGCTGATTGACCCGTCGTTGTTTCCCGAAGCGGCAGAGCTTCCCGATGAGGTGTTTTCTTCCTTACCGCTGCAAGCAGTTTTCCGGGCGATGCGTCGGCAGTATGAGGAAAGCGGCGGCTTCGATGCGCTGACCATCCGAGCGGAAGTGGGACGCAATTGCACCGACGTGACGGACAGGCTGTTGACCGAACTGATGGACACGACGCCGACCACCGCGAACCTCGATGCTTACATAACAGCAGTCAAAGAGGCCGCGCTCGCACGTTCCTTGCGGAAGATCGGTGAGGAACTGATGACCGCCGAGCATGACCCTACAGACGCGCTTGGGCGCGCACAGGAGGCTTTGCAGCGGCTTGCCGAGGAAAACACACGCGGCGATTCGCAAACGCTTACGGCGGCGCTCACGCAGCTCGGATACCGCGTTTCTGAGCAGGTCGGCGGCAGAGTGCCTTGTGTGGCCTCGGGCCTTCTGAGATTCGATAAACTGCTCGGCGGCGGCTTCATCAACGGCGGCCTGCACGTCATCGGTGCACGGCCGGCAATCGGCAAATCGGCGCTTGCCTTGCAAGTCGCGCTCAACGCGGCGAGAAATGGCGCGAAGGTGCTTTACTGTTCACTCGAGATGAGCTTAGAGGATTGCTCTGCTCGCCTTGTTGGAAACATCGGAGGTCTGTCATCGGCACGGCTCATGTTCGGCGGCAGATTGACCGACAACGAGTATATGCGTTTTGCCGAGGGTGCAACTGAGCTTTCCGCGCTGCCAATCGTGTTCAATCGGCGCTCGGGCATGAATGTCCGGCAGGTGGAGGCGCTGGCCTACCGCGAGAAGCCGGGGCTGCTGATCCTCGACCACCTCGGACTGCTTGAACCGCCGGAGGCTCGGCTTTCGCTTTATGAAGCGACCACACGTAACAGCAGGGCTTTGAAGCTGCTTGCGATGCGGTTGAACATCCCTGTTTTATGCTTGTGTCAGCTCAACCGCGCGGCGGCCTCTGACCGCTCCGGCAGTTTTCGGGCCACAATGGCAAATTTGCGCGAGAGCGGCGCTATCGAGCAGGACGCGGATACGGTGACACTGCTGCATAACCCGCCGTGCGAGACGGATGACCGCATGGAATCGCCGTCCTTGTTGGAGTTGTGGCTCGATAAGAATCGGCGCGGCGCAACCGGGCACGTCGACGCGACTTTCTACAAAGCCACGGGGAGGGTTACAGCATGAACATTGAAATCGCTACTCATATTTTAACAGCAACCAAGCCCGCGCGCTGTGAGCGTGACCGCTACCGCCAGCGTGATGAACTGCAACACCTGCTTATCCCGCACCTGCCCGTCGATGACCGTGATAAATTCGAACGGGCGCTAAACAATCATTTCAGACTTTAATACTGAGAAAGGACAAGAACCATGAACGAAGACAAGATCATCCAGATCATCCCTGCCCCTGCAAATATGCTTTACGCATTCGAGGACGGCAAGACGTACCCTGTCGCCTGCCTCGCGCTCGTCGAGCTGAGTAACGGCGACCGCGAAGTCCACGCGATGGCCGCAATCAATGGCGGCCCCATCGAGGACGTGAGCGATAGCGGCGCGGTTCTCGTGCACGTATGAAAAAAGCCCTCCCCAAATCGGGGAGGACCGCTCTTGTGGTGAATACGAATTGTCAATTCTGATTTTACCACAGGAGATAATGATATGCAAGGAAGAACGCTTGTCACACAAAAAAGGGAACAGAGGCAGAATGACGCGAACGCGAGGTGCAACATGAGCGGTTACCGCGGCGGAATTTTCGTATGCCCGTATTATTCGCGGGATTACCGCGACTATCTCAACTGCGAGGGCGCGAAGCTCACGCTGCCGAAGGAAGAGCTGGACGAATACACGCGGCGCTACTGCGCCAGCGAAGAATGGCGGCGCTGCCCCATTGCGCGGGCGCTGACGCTGCACTACGAAAGGACAGAAAATCTATGAGTAAAAGAAAAACAATTAAATGCCTGGCATCTGAGCTGAGCAAAAGCCAGAAAAAAATCAGAGAGTTGCAGAACTTAAATCTGCGGCTCTTACAGGATGCGTCAGATTTTCGGGGAATCAGCACGGCGCTTGAAGCAATCATTGTGCAGACGGCTCTAAAATATGGCGACGATGGCTCTGACACCAGTACAAAATCAAGAGCTGGAAAGCGGTTGACCTTGTCAGGGTTCGACGTGCAGCAGGCGTGCCGCGAGCACAAAGTTCATGCCTGCCGAGACGAAAAGACAGGGGGCTGTATCATTGAGGTTGAGTTGCAGGGCAGCGAAGAGGACGATGCACCAAGCGAGCCGAACGCAGAAAGTGGGGGCTTAAATGATGAGTGACTTCCAACACAAGAACACGGACAAGACCCTAATCACGGATGAAAGCGATCTCGACTTTATTCGAAAATATACCGAGGCCTACAACAAGGCCTATGCCGAGGGAGACAAGGCGGGCCAGCAGGCGGCGCACGACGCAGCCGAGAAAATCCGCGCGAAGTACGACTATTCCGGCGGCGTGGACGGCAGCGAGTACATCAAGCTCGGCACGGGCGCGAGCCCTGCAAAGGCTGACACGAGCTGGCTCGATAAGCTGAGCGAGAGCAGCTACAACTACGACCAGAGCGGGCAGATCAGCGCAAAGCTCGACGCGCTGCTGAACCGCACACCGTTTTCCTACGATGCGGCGAGTGACCCGCTCTATCAGCAGTATCGCAAGCAGTACACGCGCGAGGCAGACCGCAGCGCGGAGGACGTGCTCGGCAAGACGGCAGTGATGACGGGCGGGATGCCGTCCACGGCAGCGGTGGCAGCGAGCCAGCAGGCGAGCGACTACCAGATGAGCCAGATGACGGACAAGATTCCCGAGCTACAGCAGCTTGCCTATAGCATGTATCAGGATAAATTGAGCGGCGACCGCGCCGACCTGAATACGCTCATCGGCCTTGAGGACAACAACTACAACCGCTGGCTGGCTGACCGCAATTACCTCTATCAGCTCGCGCGCGATCAGGTGGGCGACCAGCAGACGGCGGATGCGCTGGCGTATCAGAAGCAGCAGGACAAGCTGAACTCCGATTACCAGAAAGAGCGAGACGCCATCGAGGATGCGCGCTATGACGCGGAATGGCAGTACAAATTGCAGCAGGCCGCAGCGCAGGCGGCAAGCAAATCGAGCGGCGGCGGCAGAAGCTCCGACGGGTCGAGAGGCGGCATGAAGCTGAGCACGGCAAAAGATATGGCAAAGCAGGGAATCTTCTCCGACAATGTGCTGCAGGCGTTTTACGATGCGGGCTACAATGACGAATACCTTACGGCGACCTACGGATATGACCCGAACGGCAATGATAAGTCGAAGGGATACGGCACGGTTCGCAATCAGGGGATGAAAGCCAGCGAGTGGGAAGCAGTCCTGAATAATATTCGCGTCAATCTGCGCGAAGGCAGAGTAAAAGCAGCTGACGCTTACATGGACCAGGTATCTGGCGGCATGAGTGAGGAGCAATACGACGAGGCAATAAAGCTGTTCAGCAGTTACGGCTACTAAGGGAGGGGAAGATATGCCTGGTAATTTTGACGGTTCGGCTGCATGGGCAGCGCGCAAAAGAGAGAGGACTGCATCGTTTGACGGTGCGGCCTCTTGGAAAGCACATAAAGAAGCGCGTGCACAGTTTGCGGAAAGCATGGACGAGGCAGATAAGCTGACCACACCGAACGCGAGTGCCCCGGTTTCTTCCCTACCTACGGTATATCGCACGAGCCCGGCGAAGACGACGCCGGTGACGCAGCAGAGAGCGACGCAGAAGGGCTATAGCCCGATGCTCCGTCAGCAGCAGAATGTCGTGACACCGAAGAATCAGAGCGCGCTTGCACAGGGCCTCGGCAAGGGGGCTTTGCAGCAGAAAGAGGCGAAGAACTACCAGAGCGAGGATGCGTTCAATCAGCATGCGCAGGACGTTAAGCCGAAGACTACGATGCAGCGCGTCGGGAATACACTCAAAGGTGCGGCGGATGATGTCAAGCATGTTGTTTCCGCAGGCGCAAAAGGCTCTGCGGGGTCGTATTTGGGGGCAGCAGGGCTTTTCAATGAGATCAATGCAGCGGTAGGCGAAGCAGTGGGCAACCTGATTGGGAATCCAGAAAAGGGGAAACGCTGGAAAGAAGAGGCCGGAAAAATCGCGGCAGGCAACTATGAAACGGGAAGGAGGTTGACTGCCGAGGGCCAAGCGGAAGAGAACCTTGCAAACTACGGGAAGGGCCCAGTGGGGAAATTCGTAAATACGCTTGGAGTAAATACGGTACAGATGGGAGGAGACGCACTCCTTGCACCGGTGACAGGCGGATACTCGCTAATCCCGCTGGCGGCCCGTGCAGGGGGTTCGGCAGCGCTGGAAAGCAGTGACAGCGGCGCGAGCCTTTTGCGCAGGGCAGCATATTCGGTCGGTATGGGCGGCGTTGAGGCACTGACCGAAAAGTTGTCGGACGGTCTGGCGGGGCTTTATGGCGCGGGCGCTGCGGACGAAATTGTCGAAGATGTGATTGCCAAACTGTCAAAGAGTGTGGCAGGACAAGCTGTGCTGAAAACGCTTTTTTCTGCTACGGGCGAAGGTTTAGAAGAGGTCATCTCTGATTTTGCACAGCCTGCCTTACAGACGATTTATAACGGAAAAAGTATCGGGGAAAATTACAGCGCCATGCAGGCAAGTGATGTCTTGTATGACTTCCTTGTTGGCGCGGCGCTCGGCGGTATTGGCGGCGGAGTGGAAGCTGCGGCAAATCGCTTCGCGCGCTTTGATAACTCCCTCGGTGAGAGCGGGCGAAAGGCGATCCGCGGCTCGTATCAGGAGGGCAAGGACACGGCGGAGCACGTGAAGGACTTTATCCCTGCCTACAATGCGGGCGTGGAGGGAAAGGCGAACCCGAACCCGACGAATGAGACGGCCTATGCGGGCTATGTCGCGGGGCAGAACGACGCGAAGGCCGAGGCAGGAACAGGCGAGCACATCGACAGCCGCACAAAGAAAAACGTATCGGGCAGAAACGTGAACGCTTTCCAGTTCGACCACCCCGAGCTGCACAGCTATTATAGCGCGGCGGCAGAGCAGATCGCAGGTATCGCCGATATGAGCCTTTCACGCGGGCAGCAGAAGGGTGCACGGCAGCGGACAGCAAACGGATACCAGCGCAGCAATCAGATATTCGAGACACCCGCCATGCGCAAGGCGATGGACGAGGGCCTGACGCGCACGCAAATCATTGATGCAGCGCAGCGCATCATCAACGATAACGGGCAGGAGAACGTCAAAGCGGCGAAAACGCTCGAGATCGTTCTTGACGACATGCTGACGAATGGGTACACTGCTGTTGATGGAACGGCGGTTGCCCCCAATACGGATTATATTGCAGCAAAGCAGCAGATCGCAGGCGCAGAGGTGCAGGCGACCGGCTTTGACAAGTATGTAACTGACAACCGCCTTGCCCTCGAGACAGGAGAGGTGACAATGGACGAGCTGCGCGCAGAATACGCGCAGCAGGAAGGAGCCGAACATGGAGAAGCGGTACATTTACGCGACGGCAGTGAACGGGATAACGGTGCGAATCCCCGCAGAGAAGTACGAGGCGTGGAAGAAAGCACAGGACGAGATCAGGGCCGGGCGGAAGGGCGACGCTTCGCAGACGGCGAAGCAGCTTCGCTCGATTATGGAGAAAAAGTAAGCACTGCGAGCTTCGGCATCGGCAGAGGCGCATTCAATGACAGCGTCTATCTTGTGAAGAACGAGACGGCGGAAATGCGCAAGGCGAAGGACCTCGCCAAAGAGCGCGGTCTGCGCGTGACGTTCTTTGCCGGAAATAATCTGACGTTCCGTGACAAGAGCGGGAAAACGTTCCAGGTGCGCGGCTACGTTTCAGGTGACCGCGTATTTATCCGTGCGGATCATCCGGAATTTACGTCGTACCAGATCATGCGGCATGAGGCCGGACACGATATGATCGCAAAGGGCGAGGTCGATTTGAACGAAGTGCGCACGCGCATTGACAAGACCTTTACCGGCGGCGAGATCGATTCCCTCTGCACAGCATATGCAGACGCTTACTCGGGCACTGGCATGACGGCGCAGGAAATCTGGGAAGAGGTCGTTTGTGATAGCCTCGGCGATATGAACATTTTCGCCGACAGCGAGATCAGCGATGCGGCGGCATTCCTTCTTGCGCATATCAAGGTGGAGAGTGAAACCGTTGCGCAGGAAAGCACGCGCGCGCCGCCAAGCGGAACAAATGGCATGGCGAGCATTGAAGAGGCTGCCGATGGCAAAAAATATGTCCGCGCCGACCGGCAGGTCATTTTTGGGAATGACCCACAAAGTTGGAGCGAACAGCTGGAAGACTATATTAACGGGAAAATCCGCCGTGGACAAGACGTTAAGCTTATCGGCGCGGATGGCGACGAATTGGTCCTGACTGCGCCCTTGGCAGGGAAACTGAGCGACAACCACACCAGCGATGGGCGTACTATGAGCGAGACGGCATTTGAGCGAAAAGTAAATGCAGCATCGCATATTGACGAGTTGGCGCAGATTTCTGTCAAGGGGGATAGAAACGTTGTAGATCATAACGGCCGCCATGGGGGCATGGCAAGTGGCGGTTGGAATTATCGCACGGCGTTTTTCAAAGATTTTGATGGGAAGTATTACAAGATCACAATCTCAACAGCGCAGAGCGCAGACGGCAGAATGATCTACAATATTGGGCAGATGCAAGAAAGAAGCACCCCCCAAATTGACGGCTCTTCCACTGCGAACAGCGGCGCTCTGCGGGGAGGTGCTTCTGTAGATAGTCTATCTCGCAGCGTACAAAATGTCAAGCCGAAGTTCAGCGGGGCCAACACGGCGGAATATATCGCCGGAGGCGATGCAGCTCGGCTTGCAAAGGCCAACACCGTGGATGATGCGAAGTTTTCCCGTGAGATTCCCGAGGAGAACTACGAAGCGCTGAAAGAGAAGTACGGATATATCCCGTCGGGCGAGCGTGCATATCGCGAAGTGCAGGTACCGAAGAAGACGGCGGATGACAAATACGTCAGCCGCACGATCCGCACGGTGCTGGAAGCAAAGGCAACGCCGGACGCAATGGTGCCGACGTTGGAACGAATGGTGGCAAAAGGAGAGTTCTCCTACGACCGCTATACGGACAAGCAGGCCATTAGTGACGCAGAAAGCCGTATTAAAAATGAAGGATGGCAAAAGGCCTTGAATAAGTGGAAAAATTCCACCAAAGAGGGAATCAGCAAGGAGAACACGGCTATTGGCTGGGCACTCTACAACAATGCAGCGAACAGCGGTGATGTGGAGACAGCTATCGACGTGCTCGACACCATCGTAAAGCGCCAGAGAAATGCGGCACAGGCGTTGCAGGCAACGCGGCTGCTCAAGCAGCAGGACCCCGGTACGCAGCTTTATGCGGCGCAGCGCAGCGTGGAGAACTTGACAGAAGATCTCAAAAAGCAGTACGGGGAAAAGGCTCCTGATCTTAAAATCGACCGCGACCTCGCTGAGGAGTTCCTGAACGCAAAGGACGACGATGCGCGCACCGAGGCGATGAAGGAAATCTATCGCGATATCGGCAGACAGATGCCGAGCCGCTTCATTGACAAATGGAACGCTTGGCGCTACCTTTCGATGCTTGGCAATCCACGCACGCATGTGCGCAACATCGTTGGCAACGTAGGATTTGTTCCTGCTGTCACGGTAAAGAACGTCATCGGCGCAGGCATTGAGAGCGCTGCGAACGCGGTGAGCGGCGGCAAGGTCGGACGCACGAAGGCAATCCTGACGACGAAGGACGCAGGGCTTATCAAGGCGTCATGGAGTGACTATGCCAACATTCGCGAGCAAGCTCTCGGCAGCGGCAAGTACAATGATAATGTCAATGTGCGACAGGAAATCGAGGAAGGTCGCACGGTATTCAAACTGAAGCCGCTGGAAGCGATGCGCAAATTCAACGGCACGGCGCTGGATGCAGAAGACGCATGGTTCTCTAAGCCGCATTACGCGGCGGCGCTGGCGCAATTCTGCAAAGCAAATGGCATTACCGCGGAGCAGGTCGCTGGCGGGAAAGGCATTGGAGCGGCACGCGAATACGCGATCAGAGAGGCGCAGAAAGCGACCTATCGAGACACCAATGCGTTTTCACAGATGATCTCCGATCTCGGCAGATACCGCGGGGATAACAAGATGAAACGCCTCGGAAGCACCCTCACCGAAGGAATCCTGCCGTTCCGCAAGACACCAGCCAACATTCTGGTGCGCGGCGTGGAATACAGCCCTATTGGGTTCCTCAAAAGCATAAGCTATGACCTTGTGCAGGTGCAGAAGGGTAATATGCAGGCGACCGAAATGATCGACCGGGCCGCCGCCGGGCTGACCGGCACGGGGCTGATGATGCTCGGCCTTTATATGGCGAAAGAGGGCATTCTTCGCGGCAACGGCGGTGATGACGAGAAGAAGAAAAAGTTCGACGAGCTGCAAGGGCATCAGGAATATGCGCTGGAGATGCCAAATGGCACGAGTATTACGCTGGATTGGCTTGCGCCGGAAGCGCTTCCGTTCTTCGTCGGGGCAAACCTTTACGAGCAGATGCAGGCGAACAACGGATATCTCACTATGAGTGATATGCTTCAGGCCGCAAGCAATGTGACAGATCCGTTGCTTTCCATGAGCTGTCTGCAAAGCCTGAACGACGTTTTTGACGCGGTAGGATATGCGTCCTCCGGGGACACAAACGCACTAACCAGTGCGGTAGCAAGCGCGGCGACGAGCTATCTGACGCAGGGTATCCCGACGATCCTCGGGCAGGCGGAGCGCACGGGCGAAAGCACGCGCATGACGACCTATACGGATAAGAACAAATTCCTGACGCCGGATATGCAATATGCGCTCGGCAAGGCCAGCGCGCGTATTCCGGGCGTTGACTACGGGCAGATTCCCTTTATCGACGCATGGGGGCGCACGGAAAACTCCGGGAGCGCGGTAGCGCGAGCATTTAACAATTTTGCGAATCCCGCGTATACCTCGAAGGTAACCGGCAGCAAAATGGAAGACGAGCTGGGACACCTATACGAAGCGACCGGCGAGAGCAAGGTCCTGCCGCAGCGTGCGTCGAAATCCTTTGTTGTGAACAAGGAAATTAAGCAGCTGACCGGCGATGAGTACGTCAAGTACGCCACAAAGCGTGGGCAGACTTCCTATAAGATCGTCAGCGAGCTTACGGGGCTTGCAAGCTACAAGGCTATGAGCGACGACGACAAGGCGGATGCCGTTGCGAAAGCCTACGAATATGCCAACGTCGTCGGGAAAATGAGTGTGAGCAATTACCAAACGGACGGATGGGTGGCAAAGGCCATAGATACCGTCAAAAAAACGGGCGTTTCAGAAGCCCAGTATATTGCGCTCTATATGGCGAAGGGCGATATCGAAAGCCTAAAGGACAGAAACGGCGATACCATCAGCAACAGCGATGGCTTGCAGATCATGGAGCTTGTTTATCAGCAGAAGGGGCTTTCCGATAAACAGCGCGCGGCCCTCTTTGAGGACTTCGGCGTCGGGAAGAGCATCCGCCATTGGAACCGCGCGAGGGTGGATGAACAGCTTGCGATCATGCGGAAGAAAGCGACGTGAGAGAAGTCAGGAAGACGGATTAAAGTTGAAAAGGAGGTGGTGGTATGGCAAAAATGGGGAGACCTCCCAAATATGTGACAGCGGAACAGATGCAGGCCGTCATTGACCGGTACTTCGAGGATTGCAAGGGCGAGCCTATTATCGGCGACGATGGGTTCCCAATCTGCGACAAGTGGGGCAAGCCGTTTATCATCCATCAGCGACCGCCGACAGTGACGGGGCTGGCGCTGGCGCTGGGGTTTACGAGCCGTCAAGCGTTGCTGGACTATCAGACGAAGAAAGGATTCGTTGACACGGTGACGCGCGCGAAGTCTCGGATAGAAGCTTACGCAGAAGAACGGCTCTTCGACCGAAACGGCGAGAGGGGCGCGGAATTCAGCCTGAAATACAATTTCCGATGGGTCGACGAGAAGAAGGACGACAGCAAAGAGAGCGTGTGCGGTGTTGCAGAGCTGCCCGCGGTGCTGCCGACGCCGCCTCCGCCGGGGTAGGGGAGGCAGTAGGGTAACAAAGAGCAGCGCTGCTTGGCCGTCATAACCCAAAAGGTGCCTGCTTCCGATTAAAAGAAGCAGGCGCCTTTGCATATTATCGAAGAGAGCTATTCGCGGCTGGGTTCCCCTGTCCGCCAATCGAGACCTTTCTTTTGACAATATTCCCCGTAGGTCAGATCGCTCCCCTTCACAGGAAGATCGGTGATTTTCGGCATAACGGCTTCACGCAGCGCGTCAAAGGCCGCGTCGTGTTCGCATTCCGGCAGCGCGGCGATCCGTTCTACCTCTTTTCGCAAAAACTCCTTTTTCTGCGCGTCTGGCATGACCAAATATTCTTCTCGCTGTTTGTCATTCATCTTTTTTGCCCCTCCAGCAGCTCAATGACCGCTCTCCGTTTTTCTTCATCCTGAATGGCTTCGAGAAATGCAAGATCTTCCGTCATGGTAGGGGCTAAGGAGACGCGAATTACGTCAATAGCCACATCCGCAGCGGCATCAGGATCCTTTGAACCTTTAATCATGTGCAGCAGTCTTTTTTCGTTGGTGCTAATATTAAAATTTTCCGTATGCATGATTAAGCCTCCTCCGTCGAATGAGATGTTTCAAGTGCGCTGATTAAATTTTGAATTTCTTTTGGCGTCATGGTTGCGAGCGATTCGGCGTTCAGCAGTGGACTGTCTTGATTGCAGGATTCAAGGTAAGCAATCGCCTTTGAAACGGCGGGGTCTGCCAAGCGAGCAACTAATCGATTGACCTTTGCCTTATTTTCTTCCGTGAGAAGCTGATACTGCGCCGCAATCAGTTGATCGAGGGCTTTTCCATTAAGCTGTTTGTTCATTAGATGGCCTCCTTCGGAGAGGAAAATTTGCTCAAGCAGTCACCTTTGTTCAGCCATTCACGGCGAATGAAGGTGATCGTATTTTCGACGATTTGATAGTTGTCCCGGTCAGCCTGGATTTCGGCGTTGTGCTGTAAGATGCGGCCTAAACGAATTGCTCGCTTCATATCGCCGCGGCTGGCGGTACAAGGCATAACGGCTCCGACCATCGTACAGATGACAGCCTCCATATAAAGACGTTTGTAGCCGCTGGATCGGTGAATTATGGAAATGATCTCATCTGTTGTATTCATAATTTCTCCTTGTTTTCTTGATGGGCGGCCGGTATAATGGATCTACCGACCGCCGCTATGGTGGTTGGTGGTTAGGGCTCTCTGCGCTTTGCTTTGGACGGCTTGGGCGCAGGGGGCTTTTCTATTGCTTCAATCAGGAACATAAGCCAGTTTGCGAGTTGAATTGCTCCGGCGATAGCTACGATGGACTCCATCATGCGATGCAGAAGCGGCGCGCGGCGGTGATTTTGGTGAACTGCTGTGCCAGATCGGGAAGGGCCTTTTTCAATGCGTTGGTGTCCAAGCGAGAAGAAGTCACGGCCTTATAGGTCACCTTCCAATCTGTGCCATTGATGGTGTCCACGCCCTCGGTGTCCATGTGGGCTTTGATGCTGTCCTGAATGGCCTCCATTTCCGCGGCCAGCTCGTCGGCCATGCGGCGAAGCTCGCGCAGCTCCTTGATCTTGCTGTCCATTTCATTGATGCTCATTGTTTTATCCTCCTTAAGTTGTGGGTGAGATCGGCGGCTGGTGGCTCTGAGTATCTATCCCTTTGGGAGTTTCTATCAATCTTCTCCGTTCCAGCTCTTACGGTGTCGCGTCGGCTATCGACCTTCGCTCGATCTCTTGTCCCTTGCTATGGCTACATTCTACTACTGTTAACCGTATACGTCCATTGACAAACTGCATAAAGTTAACCGTATATCTTTAGTAATTATTATACTGTTAACCTATGCGCTTTTGTGCTATAATGGACAAAAAGCAAGGGGGGGTGATATATTGGCACCGAGCGATGCACAGAAAAGAGCAGCTATTAAGTGGGACAAAGAGAATATGGCGGTTGTTGGTTGCAAGGTCAAAAAGGAGCAAGCCGACAGATTTAAGGCGTATTGCGCAGAGATCGGGAAGACATCGAACGCAGTTTTGCGAGATTATGTTCTCGACTGCATTGGAGAAAAGCAGAATGCAGAGTGATTTTCGGAATTACTTTACACGATAACGCGCGGGAAGGAATCAGGCCGGAATGCTTTGATTGTTGAGCCCACGCAGAAGCCTACAGCGAGAGCGTGAACGGCTTTATCAACCGAGCTATAGGACGAAGCCATAGAGCGTGACGAAAGCGCTCCTGCAGCCTCTGAGGGGCAAGGAGAGGGATAAGAGAAGAGCGGAGGGTGATTCCTCCGCTCTTGCTGCGTTTTGTGAAATGTCTTAAAGGTCGGATTTGAAATCCGAGCCTTGCGGCAGCTTAAGAGTCTCATCTGAAATGAGACCCTTGCAGTCGTCCAGATCAGGCGGCCGCTGTGCCGATTTGAAATCCGGGCAGTGAAGCTCGCTTCGATTTGAGGTCGAGGCGACAGTTAACCAAAAGTTTTATAGACTATAACGCTATAACCGTCTGGGGTTAGGAAGCTGGATGGATGCAAATGCTAATTGACAAAATACATGGATTCGCATATAATCCAACGTGAAATATTGAAGTGAAGGGGGTGTTTTACATGAGTGAAGATTTTGCTTGGTTCCAAGAGCACTATGCAGATTTTCAGAAGCAGTATGGAAACGCCTTTCTTGCCATCAAAAACAAGCAAGTTTTAGGGGCGTATTCAACTTATGCTGAGGGTGTCCGCGAGACAGCGAAGACAGAAAAGCTTGGCACTTTTATTATTCAGGAATGTAATGCTCATACCGAGGCATATCACTGTTATGTTGCGTCTATGAACTTTGCGTAAAGAGATAAGAGAGAAAGAAAAGAGAGTGGAATCAATGGGGAGTGTGAGTGCATTCACGACATACGGAGATGGGTTGCTAAGGCAACTGAGCAATGAAGTCACGATTCGCTGTGAAGATAAGGACCTTCACGTGAAAGCTGTTTGGGACACGGGTGCTACCAGTAGCTGTATTTCTAACCATGTTGTGGAAGAGTTATCTCTGATTGCAACAGGCAAAACTAAAATTCATACTCCTTCTGGAGAGGCTGAGCGCAACACATATTTAGTTGATTTGCGTTTACCAAATGATGTTTTGATTAAAGACTTAGTTGTTATTGACTCAGAAATCGGCTCTCAAAGTATTGGGGTATTGATAGGTATGGATGTCATTGGGATGGGAGACTTTGCTGTTAGCAATTTTGGCGACAAAACTGTTTTTAGCTTTCGCATTCCCTCTGATAAACGAACCGATTATGTTGCCGAATTGAGGAAGTCTCAATTGATTGGGCCAACTCATGGAAAAGGCAAGCAAAAGAAAAGACGTTAAATGGCATCTCCCGTCGAGCGTTCTAACCGTTCGGTGGGAGACTGCTTTTTATAGCGTTATATTTCCCCTAAGTTTTCCCCTCACAGCTTTTACAACGTTTTACAGTATTTTACACCAAAACCGGAAAAGCCCTGAAAATACAAGACTTTTTTGACACGGCTTTACAGCATTTTACACGCCTCCGCGAATTCAAGTCCCGCCTCGCGCACCAAAGTGTTGAAACTCAAGGGTTTTTCCCTTGAGTTTTTTTTACATTAGATTCCTTGTGGTGGTAGAGAACTGGATTTTATAGAGGTCAGAAAGCAGTGTTATTTTTTGCGCTTTACGAACAGCCTTCCTAACAAAAATTTCCCTCTTGTTTCGCTTGCGTCAGAATACAGGGCCGTTTCAAAAAACTTTTCAAATGTGAAACATTTCCGCAGCCTGAATGATATAGTAAGTGAAAGGCCTTTCAAGGAGAATCCTATGTTGACAGAAGAACAGTTTTCGTATCTTGCAAAAAAGTATATGGACACGGTGTTCCGTCTGGCGCTCCACTACACCAAAAGCCGCTCGGAATCGGACGATATCACGCAGGATGTGCTGCTCAAGCTCTACCGCACGGACAAACCGTTTGAGAGCGAGGACCACGTTAGGCACTGGCTTATCCGCGTCACGGTCAACGAGTGCAAGCGGGCATTCCTCTCTCCATGGAAGAGGACAGAGCCGATCGAGGACTACGCCGAACAGCTTGCGTTCAAAACGCCGGAGCACAGCGAGCTTTTTCATGCCGTGATGGCGCTGCCGCAGAAATACCGTGTGCCGCTCTTCCTGCACTATTACGAGGGCTACTCCTGCGGGGAGATCTCCCAATTCCTCGGCGTTCCCAACGCGACCGTCCGCACCCGGCTGCGGCGCGGGCGGGAACAGCTCAAAACCGATCTTCAGGAGGCGAACAACGATGTTTGA